TTGAGGTTGGCGTCCATGCCGGTGTCCCAGCCGCTCTCGCCGAGCGTCCAGCCGTAGTTGAGTCCAAGGTTCGGATCGGTTGATGACATGGTTTATCTCCAGGGATTCGATGCTTGGCCGATGGTCTGACGTATGCGTCGGACAGCGTCGGGGTCGCCGGTGCGGTGGCCTTGCTGCGGGTGCTGTCGCCAATGACGCCCGACGATGGGCAGATACAGCACGCCACCACGCCTGGCCACGAGCAGGGTCAGCAGCCAGTCGGCGAAGTTGTTGATGTCGGTGGTTTCCGCAAGTGCAACTTCCACGGCAGACCGACGCATCACGATCAGGCCGTGCACATGGCTGGCGCTGTTGGCGTGCTGCCAGCGGCTGTAGGCCAGACGCCGCACCGCGATGTCACGGCCGTTCTCGTCGGTCAATGCCTCATCGGTGTAGGCCATCACTGCCTGCGGGCAGGCATCCAGCGCATCGGCCAGTTGCGTGAAGGCGCTCGCTTCGTACAGATCATCGGGATCGACGAAGGACACCAGCGGCAGCGCGCCTTGTGCGTAGCCAGCGGTGCGTGCTTCACCGATTCGCCCGGGGATACCGGGCAGAACGTGCAACTGGATCGGCGCGCCGTCGAGGCTGGCGATGCAGGCCTCCCGCCATTCGGCAGGCTCGTTCAGGGTGAGCAGATGAACATCAATGCGTGCTTCCATCACACACCTCCCCAATACTGTCCCCAACGCAGGCCGTAGCCCGCGCGATCCATGACCCGCACCTGCGGCTGCCAGCTGCTCAAACCATCACGCTCGGCGCTGATCTCCACCGTGATGCGGTCGCCCAGCACACCGGCATCCAGCGCGGCCACGGCTGCCGTCCAGATGTAGGCGGTGCCAAGCAGCCCTGTCTCAGTATGAACCAGCACGTTGTTGCGATTACGGATGTGCACCGTGTAGGTCACACCTAGTTCCGGACCGATATCGCCTTCGTCTTGCTGCACGAGGTAGGCTGTCTGCTGCGTGCGGTCGCGGTGGGCCCACGCGACGGTGAGGTCACCGGCCACCACGACAGGCTCGGTCTGGCCATTGAGGCGGATACGACCGGGTGGATACGGCAAAGCCTGCCGACCGGTCAGCACCATCGGCTGCCCATTGGCGGCCAGCACAGGATCGCCCTGATCGGTCGACGTGCGAGGAATCGCACCCACGAACACCGATTCGCCCGGGGCGCGCTCCGCACCTTCCGATGCCAGCCATTCACCAACACCGATCAGTCGAGTCCCCGAGGCATGTGCCAGAGGTGTGGTGTCGAGCACGCCGCGTGCGAGATCGATGGTTGCGTTTGCAGCATCGAAGGCCAGGACAGCGACGGCCTCTGCAATCGCCCCACTGGCATCCACCAGATAGGCGTAGTCTCCCTCGGCCAGCCGCTCTGGTTGGCTGATGGCGGTCACCGGTACGCCGATGGCATCGGCCTCACTGGCAGGCAAGGCCGCATCGAGCGTGAACAATGGCGCGTAGTCCTCGCTGGCCACACTGGCGATCTCGCCTGCGGACGCGCCGGTGGCGAGCTGCCAGTTCAGTTGCCCCACACCACCGGCAGCGGCCAGTGCACCGACTGCGGCATCGGTGTCGGTCAGGTAATCCAGCTCAGCACGCGACAAGGTGCGCGCCAGTTCCCAGTACGGAATCTCCACCGCCACGATCTGTACAGGCGGCAGCGGCTCCAGCGTCGGCTCATCGATGATGGGCGGCGGCGGGGCGAGCACCGCGTTATCCAGCCCGAACACATCTTCCATCGCTTCGATGCGCCACTCAGATGACCCCAGTGTGCCGGTATCGATGCCGGTCACGCGCACCACCATCTGGTCGATGCCCAAGCGCGGCCAGATGAGCAGGAACACGTCACCCGGCAGCGGCGCGCGTTCCAGCGTGTCGCGTGCCACGGTCAGACTCATCCGGGCCAGGGGTGACCCCAAGGCACGCAGATCCCGCAGCGCCAGCCGTGCGGCCAGCGGCCCGTAGTTGACGCCCGGGTAGTCGCGGCGCTGATTGATCACGCCGCCTTGCAACTGGATCGCGGCGAGGTTTTCCACGGTGACGGTGGTGTCTCCGCCGGTTTGCCAGTCGGTGTAGACCACGGTCAGCTCGTTGGGCAGCTCGCCCCACTGAGCTCGCTCGAAGCGTTCCAGCCGCACGATTTCGTCCGGCCCTAGCTGCGGCAGACTGTCGATCCAGTAGTCGTCGCGCAGCAGTTTCAGCTCGAAAGTGCCTTGCTCCGGATCTGTGTAGAGGATGCCGCCGATGTGGTCGATGACCTGGCCGATGAAGCTCTCGATGGGCTGCTGGCGTGTCCAGATCAGATTCAGACCAAAGCCTTCATCCGACAGGGCCCACGCTGCATTCCAGAAGCTCCAGCCGATGCTGCCCTGTGGGTAGCCCATGCCCCAGTGCGGGTCGGTCAGGCATTGCACCAGGATGTGGGCCGGGTTCATGCCGACACTGATCTCGCGGCCCTGATCGTCGTCCCAGGCGCGCACTTCGGCGTTCCACTCCATCCACGGAGAGTCGTGCCAGCCTGCCGTGAAGCGGCGCACGCGCACCGCCCACGGCTTGATGTAGGGATTGTTGGCGGCGAACAGAATCTGCCGTGCCACCAGTGACAGCACGCCCCGGAAGGCCGGAATGGCGCTGCCGAGGCGCGCCATCAGATAGTCGTTGCGTCCTTGGCCGGGGCCACCTGGCAATACATCGATGTTGCCGACCACGCCACCTTCACGCTCGTCTCCACCAAATAGCGTGGGCTTGTTGATACTGAGGGTGGTCAGGCCGTGCCCGCTGGACAGCAGCCCACGGTCGGCATCACCCCACGCGGTACGGTCGCCCATCTGGATCTCCTGCACGGCATCGACCGGCCCTTGGCACAGCACCAGGTGCAATCCCATCCGGTAGCGGTAGCCGACGGTTTGCTTCTTGCTGCTGCCACCCATCAGTCGTGCTCCTGCCGGATGCGCGCGTGCTCCACCACCCGCAAGGCCATCGCGTCGCCGGTAGCCAGCAAGGTGTCGGCCGCGCAGCCGTCACGCAGAAAGGCGCGGAAGTCCAGGTCGTGGCGCGCAAACCAGACGCGGGTTCCGTTCACGCACAGGCCCACGGCGCGCACATCGTCGATGGTGACGGTCCCGTCCGTGCTCATTTCTTGCCTCCTTTCTTGCGGATCGGATCGGCAGCGAGATCGCCGTACCAGACCACGTTGGCACCGCGCAGCAGCAAGGTGCCGAACACGACGGGAATCGGGCGGCCTTCTTCAGCGGTGGGAGCATCGACGTCGGACAGGGACGCCGGTTTGGGCTCGGGCGGTTTCGGGGCGAGCGCGACCGAAACCAGCGCTGCCACCACGATGACGACGAGGTACCACATGAAAGTTCTCCGGAAGGGTCAGAAAACGCCCGTCGAAAACGGGTTCTTGCTTGGGATGGCGGGAAAGCCGCCGTAGTTGTCGAGGTTGCCGAAGCGGTCGGCACAGGTGGTCGTGCTGTGATCGCAGCCGACGGTCAGCAACACTTCCGTGCCGGGCTCAAGGGCTGTTGGGTAAAGCAGTTCGACGCCGCTGCCGTAGTCGCTGATGATCATGTGGCGCGCACCCTCCGGTGTTTGCAGCCAGCCACCGGCCAAGCCACCGCTGACCTCGCCCGGCACACCACCATCGAGCTCGACACTGCGGCCATACACCTCCAGGACGAAGGCGCTGGCTGTAATCGGCGACGCCCCGCAGGCAGTGGAATACAGCACGTGGGAGCACTTGCGGCTGTAAAGCCTGCGCAGGCCGATGCGCTTCAAACTGACTTGCGCGGACTCGCAACGGATGCGGGCGGCGTCGGCGTCGATCTCGACGCCCAGCACCCGGCCCATCCAGCGCGTGCCCGACAGCCACCAGTAGTCGCCCCAGGTATCTCGTTGCCCGAGGCGCAAGGTGACCGAGGTGGTTTCGCCGGTCAGCGCGGTAGCCAGTAGATGGCGAACCAGCTCGCCATTGGGTGGCAGCTTCAGTTCCAGCGCCGACTTTGCGGCTTCGGCGCCCAGCGCCAGTTCATTGCGCTCGATGGACAGGCTGGTGTACAGCGTGCCGTCGAGATCGACATCGAACTCGTGCGGGGTCAGGAAGAACTGGGTGCTGTTGCTGACGAAGGCATACAGCTCCACCTCCTTCAAAGGGTTCTGGCTCATGGTCAGGCGGGCTCGTAGGTAATGCGGTCGTTGCCACGCGGTTCGGGCAACTGCCGTGCGGTCAGGGTGATCTCCATCAGCGTCGGGCTGTGCCAGTACAAGTCGATGGCGTCGTGGTCGAGGCGGCAGCGGGCAATGCGAATCACCCGGCTGCCTGCCGGTACCCCATCGTCGAGGCCCGAGCGCAGCACCAGCACCGCGTCGCCATCGAGATGGCAGGTGGCGGTCAGCGCGTGTTGCTGGGT